ATTGCGGCTCCTGTCAATACGTTGGAAGTAAAAAGACGTCGTAAAACTATCGAGTAAAGGGTGAGTTATGGCAATTTATACCGCCAACGATCAAATTAATGGGGCGCTACGTCTATTAGGGGTATTGGCTGAAGGTGAAACGCCATCTGCCGCCACATCGCAAGATGCTTTAACAGCTTTAAATCAAATGATTGATTCGTGGAATACAGAACGATTATCAATATTTTCTACGCAAGACCAAGTATTTAGTTGGCCACCTAATGTATTAAGTAGAACGCTAGGGCCTTCAGGTGATTTTGTAGGTAATCGACCTGTTTTAATAGATGATGCTACATACTTTATTGACCCTGCCAACGGTATATCGTTTGGTATTAAGATGATTAATCAGCAACAATACGACGGTATTGCTGTTAAAACAGTTACTAGCACATACCCGCAAGTGATATGGATTAATATGTCGTACCCTAATATTGAAATGTATGTCTATCCTAAACCTACTAAAGTCTTGGAATGGCATTTTATTTCGGTTGATGAATTAACACAACCCGCTACGCTTGCGACTGACATATTGTTTCCACCAGGTTATTTAAGAGCGTTTAAATATAATTTGGCGTGTGAGTTTGCTGCCGAGTTTGGCGTTGAGCCAAGTCCACAAGTATCACGAATTGCAATGACATCTAAACGTAACCTAAAACGTATTAACAACCCAGACGATATTATGTCGTTACCGTACAGTATCGTTGGCACGCGCCAGCGTTACAATATATTTGCAGGAAATTATTAAGGATAAATCATGGCTACGATTGCTATTTCAGCTTTACCCGTCGCAACTACACAAGCTGGGGCTGATGTATTGCCGATTGTGCAAGCATCTACTAGCACGACTAAACAACTGTCCATAACCAATTTGTTTACTAATACCGCGTTTGTTACGCCAACTTTAGGTGTGGCAACAGGCACAAGTCTTAGCACAACAGGTAATCAAGTTATTTCAGGTTCAGGTAAGCAAGGCTACGCTACAGGTTCGGGTGGTACAGTAACTCAATCTACTAACAAAGCAACAAGCGTGACTTTAAGTAAATCTACTGGACAGATTACGTTGAACAATGCTGCTTTGGCAGGAGATACAACGGTTAGTTTTACCTTAACTAATACAGTAATTGAAGCAGGCGATATTTTAGTAATGAATCATATTAGCGGCGGTACTGCTGGTTCTTACTTATTAAATGCTCAGTCACTTGCTGGATCAGCAAGCATTAACGTGCGTAATATTACAACAGGTTCATTATCCGAAGCTATTGTGATTGCATTTGCGGTAATTAAGGCTGTAACTGCATAAGTAATGAAAACCCCGATTTTAGGTCAATCGTATGTTGCTCGTAGCGTTAATGCGGCGGATGCCCGTATGGTTAATCTTTTTCCTGAAGTTGTAACTGAAGGAGCAGAAACAGGGTTTTTACAACGCGCGCCTGGGCTAAAGTTTTTACAAACTGTAGGTACTGGCCCTATTCGAGCATTGTGGGCGCATCAAACAAATGGTTCAGATTTCTATGTAGTATCTGGGCAAGAGTTTTATAAATTAACAAGCACGTCTGCTACACCTTTACTTTTAGGTACAGTAAGTGGGTCAGGCCCCGTATCTATTGCCGATAACGGCATACAAATATTTTTAGCGTGTAACCCAAATGGTTATATCTATAACGAAGTAACTAATGTATTTGCACAGATTACGGATCCTGATTTTCCTGGCGCTGTAACCGTATCATATTTAGATGGTTATTTTGTGTTTAACGAGCCGAATAGCCAAAAAATATGGGTTTCTCAGTTATTAGACGGCACATCTGTTGACCCACTAGACTTTGCTAGTGCTGAAGGCTCACCAGACGGCGTAGTTGCTCTTATATCCGATCACCGCGAGTTATGGGTGTTTGGTACTGACTCAGTAGAAGTTTGGTATGACTCAGGCGCGGCTGATTTTCCTCTTACGCGTATTCAAGGTGCTTTCAATGAAATTGGTTGCGTTGCACCATTTTCAGTTGCTAAGTTAGATAACGGGTTATTTTGGTTAGGTACAGATGCACGTGGTCAGGGTATTGTCTATCGTGCTAACGGCTATACAGGTGTTCGGGTTTCTACTCATGCAATTGAATGGCAAATTCAACAGTATGGCAATATATCCAATGCGGTGGCGTATACCTATCAACAAGACGGCCATGCGTTTTATGTAATTAGTTTTCCAACAGGCAATGCAACATGGGTTTATGACGTATCTACGCAAGCGTGGCATGAACGTGCAGGCTTTAATAACGGCAATTTTACTAGGCATCGTAGCAATAACCAATGTAACTTTGGCGGTACTATTATTGTTGGTGATTACCAAAACGGCAATATCTATCAGCTTGACTTAGATACTTACGCTGATAATGGTCAAATTCAAAAATGGCTACGATCATGGCGAGCGTTAATGCCAGGACAAAATAACTTTAAACGTACAGCTCAACACACCTTGCAACTTAATGCTGAAACAGGTGTTGGGTTAGAGTTATACCCTGAATATATTGCTGAAGGTATAGCAACAGAAGATGGTAAAGAAATTGTTGCGGAGTATGTACAAGTTATTTTAGCTAGCGAAGCTGGGCTAGAATTAACTACGGAATCAAACGATCAATTTGAAACTTTAGGTACAAATACAAGCCCTGATATTAATGGGTATATTTTAGAAACTAATGGCTATCCAGCAGCGCCTGGCTATAATCCTCAAGCCATGTTGCGTTGGTCAGACGATGGTGGTCACACTTGGTCTAATGAACATTGGTCGTCAATGGGCAAAATTGGTCAATATGGCTTTCGTACGTTTTGGCGTCGGCTTGGCATGACGCAAAAGTTACGGGATCGTGTCTATGAAGTGTCAGGCACCGATGCGGTAAAGATTGCTATTACCAACGCTGAAATACTGTTGTCACCAACTAATGCCTGATCCAATTAACATCACGCAGATTCCTGCGCCTAGAGTTGAGTTAATAGATCCACGCACAGGTTTAATGTCAAGGGAATGGTTTAGGTTCTTTAATAACATTTACACGATTGTAGGCGCTAATCTAGGTATTATTCAAATACCCAACGGCGGTACAGGGCTAAGTAGTTACCCTAGCAATGGTCAGCTATTAATAGGCAATACCGCAGGCAAAAGGTATGATTTAAATACTTTGACTGCGGGTACAGGTATAACCATTACCAACGGCGCGGGTAGCATAACTATTACTGGCACAGGCGGTACGGTTACTAGCGTATCTGTCGTATCGGCTAATGGGTTTGCTGGCACGGTAGCTAATAGCACTACCACGCCTGCTATTACGCTAACTACGACCATTACAGGTATTCTTAAAGGCAACGGTACAGCAATTAGCGCAGCAGTAAGTGGTACAGATTACGCACCAGCTACAAGTGGCACGTCTATTCTGTACGGCAACGGCGCAGGTGGATTTAGTAATGTCACCGTAGGCACAGGGTTAACCTTTGCAACTGGTACGTTAAGCACAAGTGGCACCATAACAACTAATGCGCCAGTTACCAAAACGGCTAATTTTAGTGTAGCATCTACAGATACATGGCTAATAAACAATAAGACAGGATCTACTTGCACGGTTACGCTACCGTCGCCATCGGCTAACACAGGGCGGGTTTTATATTTTATTAACTATCAGAATCAATCATTAGTGTCAGCGTCTAGTAATGTTGTATCAAGAGCAGGCGGAGCCGCAAGTACAGCCATATTAGATAACGTAGCAGGTAATTGGGCAACCATTGTGTCAGATGGTACAAGTTGGATTACAACGCAAGCAGCAACATTCAACAACTTATTGCTAGAATAGGGTTTTAATGTCAAAGTATTTTAATACAATTGCCGTTAATTTTAATGTAATGCCTTTGCAGATAGCGTTGCGTAGGCAACCTGCACTTTTTGGCAAGTATAAAGAACGATGTTTAGGGGAAAGTCCTCACCGAGAAAGCGATGACATTTGGGTACGGTATAACAGTTACGACAGCGTAACTAACGCCGATGTTCCGTTAGATTCAGAACACCCTGCTAATGGGCCACACCGATCTGTTTGGTACCCTGTTTATTATCAGCTACCCCAACTAAGACCGTTAATTTTTGACTTAATGAATTTGGTAGAAGGCGAAGAATTAGGCACGGTTTTATTAGTAAAACTTGAGCCAGGGCAACAAGTTTACCCACATACGGATTCGGGGTGGAGCGCAAATTATTTTGAAAAGTATTTTATTCCTATTCAAACATCTGTAGGCGCAGCGTTTAATTTTCCTGACGGGGTAATTTCCCCCGAATTAGGCCATGTTTATTGGTTTAATAACAGTATTTTACATAGTTATACCAATAACACGCGTGATGATGTTATTATGCTAATAGTTACTGTTAGGTCAGATAAAGTACAAGGTGCGCTATGAGCCATATTACCGAGTTATATCAAGTAATGAAAGGTACCTTTGAGGTAGATTTAGGTATACAACATCATTTTTCTAGCGGTGTATACGCTAAACAAATGTTGTTACCTAAAGGTTATTTTGCTGTAAGCCACGCGCACAATTACGATCATTTAAGTGTGCTTGCTAGTGGTAAAGTAATTGTTAATACCGATAATAGCGAGCATACGTATACTGCACCTGCGTGTATAACAATTGAAAAACATAAGAATCATTCTGTAACAGCGTTAGAAGATGCCGTATGGTTTTGTATTCACGCTACTGAAGAAACTGACGCATCTAAAGTAGATGACGTATTAATTATGAAAGAAGGAGTCTAATATGCCTTGGGGAGCAGCCGCAATAGCAGGTAGCGCAATAATAGGTGGTATGGCGTCTCGTAGCGCCGCAAGCTCGCAAGCGCAGTCTGCGGGTGAAGCTACGCAAGCGCAACGCGATATTGCTGACCAGCAAACTGCGCTTCAACGTGAACAGTATTTAAAACAACTTGAATTAAACGAACCGTTTAGACAAGCTGGCCTTACTGGTCAAAATATGTTGTTAGCGCAATTGCAAGGCCCATACGGTTCAGCTAAGTTTGGCGGCGTGCCAGGTTATGATCCAGCATCTGCTATGAGAGACTTTGGTGGCGTTGCGGGTTACGATCCAGCATCTGCTATGAGAAACTTTGGCGCGTCTGATTTTCAAGCAGATCCAGGCTATGCGTTCCGTTTATCCGAAGGCATGAAAGCCCTTGACCGTACAGCCGCGTCAAGAGGGGGCTTATTGTCAGGCGCTACTCTTAAAGGAGCGCAACGCTACGGATCTGACCTAGCATCGCAAGAATACGGTAATGCGTACAATCGTTTTCAAGCCAATCGTGCATCGCAATCGCAAGAATATCAAAATGCGTTTAACCGTTATCAAGCCGAACGTGCAGCGAAAGAACAAGGTTACGGTAATGCGTTTAATCGTTTTCAAACTGAACGAATTAACACGCTTGCGCCTTTGCAAAGTCTAGCAGGCGTTGGACAATCAGCAGCTCAACAAGCGCAACAAGCGTCGCAAAATTATTCGGCGGGGGCTAGTAGTGCTTTAGCTAACTATGGTAATGCTCAAGCTAGTAACATTATTGGTGCAGGCAACGCTAGAGCGTCTGGTTACATGGGTGCGGCTAATGCGTTAGGTAGCAGCGTTGGTCAAGGGTTAAACTTTTATCAAAATCAAAATTATTTAGATAGACGTTTTCCTTCAACGGGTGGTGTAAGTGGCGGAGGTGTGGGAGGGTATATGTCTTCATCATCACCAGGCTATAATTTAAGCCCCGCTATGTTTGATGTTGAAGGAGGCGTATAATTATGGCAACTATTGATCCAAATATTGCAATGGGTTTTAAACCCATTCAAATTCAAGATCCGTTAAACCGCATGGCTGCAATGATGCAGATTGAAGGCGGTCAACAAAGTCAACAGCTTAATGCGTTAAAGATAAAAGAGGCAGAACAAGGTATAGAAAATCGTAACATGTTGCGCGGGTTAGATCCTAACGATCCTGATTATGTTAATAAAATAATTAGATTTGATCCTGCACTAGGACTAGAAATTCAAGCAAAACAAAACGCAGCAAAAAAATTTAATTTAGAAACTACTGGCCTTGAGTTAAAGAATTTTACTGATTCAATGTCACAATATCGTAACGCATTAGATATGGTACGAACGCCTGAACAACTTTTAGCTTGGCAAACGGCTATTCATAAAGATCCTATAACAGGTTCTAAACTAGCTAGTATGGGTATGCCTTATGAAAGCGTAAAACAACAGCTTTTAGCGGAGTTACAAAAGCCTGGCGGATTTGAGGCAGCGCTTACACAATCTAAATTAGGTGCAACAAAGTTTGCTGAGTTGAATAAGCCTAACATACAAAATGTAACTCGTGGCGGTGTGTCAGAGCAACTTCAAACACCTGGTATGGGCGGCGCGCCAGTTGTTACAAGAACTGCTCAAGTAACGGCAACTCCTGGCGAATTATTAACCAATGCACGTGAACAACAACGTATAAATCTTGGCGAACGTCGAGATATTGTTGCTAACACTACTACGGATGCTGCGGGTAATGTTACGCAATTTAATAAATTTGGTGAGGTTGTTGGTAAAGTTAACGCAGCGGGTAAACCTAGCGCTACGTTTGAAAAAGCCGCTAATGTCAAACTTGAGTTACAGAAAAACCTTGGTACAACAATTACAGAACTTAAAGATGCTATTAAACCTGGTGGCCTTCTTGAGAAATCAACCGCTAGTGGCGCAGGTAAAGTTTTAGACGCGGCGGGTAATTTTGTTGGCTACGCTACTGAAGGATCTATTGCCGCCGCATCCCTAGCGCCAATTGCTGATATGACACTTAAAATGGTACCGCGTTTCGAAGGCCCACAATCTGACAAAGACACGGCGTCATATAAACAAGCGGCGGGTGAATTGGCTAATTCAGCGCTACCGGTTGCAACACGAAAAGCAGCCGCAAAAACTATTATACGGATAATGGAAAATCGTAAAAACCAATTTACTACCGAAGGTATGATAAACGAAGGCATTAGTAGCGGTGGCCCTGCATTACCGGCTGGCTTTACTGTTGATAAATAACAAAGGTTGATATGGCACTTCAAACTGCAACCAATCCACAAACAGGCGAACGTGTTGCTTTAATTGGCGACCAATGGCAACCTATTAAACAATCTGCTACTAATAAAGAAGGCGTTAAAGCCTTTTTAATTGGTGATAACTGGCAAACTGATGAACCTACGCCATCCGAAGGAACACGCGCTAACGTAGGCGCTGAAGTACCGGCATGGGCTAAAGAATATCCTAAGTTATACTCGGCGGCCGTTAAAGCACGTCAAGTTGCAGGCCCTAGCGTAGAGATGCTAGGCGGTATGGTTGGCGGTGCTGTTGGCGCAGGCGCAGGTACTTTAGCAAGCCCTACACTTGTAATCAATCCTATTACTGGCGGCGTTGCCGGTTCAGCATTAGGGTACGGTATTGCTAAAGAAGGTTTGCAAGCTGCCGATGTAGCGTTAGGACTTAGACCCCCACAAACAGTTTTACAAAGAGTACCTGCTGCTGCAGCTAATGTCGCTGAAGGTGCAACATACGATATAGCAGGTAGAACAATTATTGGCCCTGCAATTAATAAATTAATGAGTTTAGGTTCTACAGGTTTGGGTAAACTAGCAGATATTAATGAATTACCTAAACAGTTGGCGGCACGCGTTGCCCGTGAATCATTTGAAACACCCGCTAACGTACAAGCCGGTCGTAACGCATTGCAACAATCTGTACAAGCAGGGCAAAACTTAACAGCTCAACAAGCGTTAGCACAAGGCGGCGTAGTTGCGCCTGGTACCCAAGCGGTATTAGAAAAAGTACAGGCTAAAGTTGCACCGTCAGTTCAAGCAACTAAATTGCTTAAAGATGAATTAGCGCGCAAATCAACTATTATAGGTATTACACCTGATATGGACGCTGCGGTTACTGCAAGACGCGCAGCATCTAAACCTTTATATGAGGTAGCGGACGCAGCCGTTGTTCCTATTGATGCAGATTTATCAACTATTATAAGTCGGATGCCAAAAGGTACGTTGGAGGCTGCGGCTGAAATTGCTAAAATGGAAAATCGCCCGTTTATTATGGGTAAAGCAGGCGCAGGCGCGCCGATCCCTACCGGCGATGTAGATATGTTTGGTAAACCAGTTATGATTACTCAAAGCGCTAAAGCAGGTAATATAACAGGTGAATCAATGCACTATATCAAACGTGCATTAGGTGATATAGCATACGGCCCAACAGCTACAACAGGAATTGGTCAAGACGCGCAACGTGCAGCCCGTACATTGTTAGACGACTACATTAAAGTTTTTGAAACTAAAGTGCCTGAATATGGCCAAGCTCGTCAAATCTTTTCAGATATGTCAGCGCCTGTTAATCAAGCGCAAGTGCTTAGAGAAATGGCGTCTGTATTGGAAAAGCCAGGTGGAGGCGAGCGTATTGGGCCATTTTTAAACACTTTAGGACGTGGCGAAGAAGCTATGCTTAAACGTGCCGGTGGCCGTGGCGGCCCACGCTTTGAAGCGCTTGATGAAGTGCTAACGCCTGATCAATTAAAAACTGTGTTTAATGTTGCAAAACAATTAGAAACTGAAGCGGCTGTTGGACTACAGATTTCACAAGGCCAACAAAACGCAACAGATTTGTTAAAGAAACATCTTGCTAGTTTTCGTCTACCCAACGTATTTAACATAGTTGCAACAACCGCCAATAAATTTTTAGATACTATTGGCGTTAAAGTTGGTCAAAAAACGCTAGTTGAATTAACTAAAGCAGGCGAAACAGCTAAATCATTTGATGACTTATTAGCTACATTACCTGCCCAAGAACGCAATAAAGTATTAAAAGCAATAGGTGATCCTAATACTTGGAAAAATATTGTAGAAAAAACCGTACCCAAACAATTTCAATTTGATAGTGGTAAAGCGTTAATGGGTATTGAAGGTATCGTAAATACACCAAAAGCTACTGTAACGTTAGGCCAGCCAACTAACGCACTAGCCCCGCCACAACAAAACCAAAACGCACTTGCAAGGTAATTATGGAAGCCGAGAACAATACACGAATTAGCGTGCATGAGGCAGTATGCGCGGAAAGATATAAGCGCATCGAAGAATTATTTGCTATTGGTGAAAAACGTATGCAACGAATTGAGTATATGTTATACGGAATTTTAACGTTTACGTTCTTTGGCAAAGACACTTTTATGCAATTACTACAAACAGTAATTGTAAAATGATGCCTGAAGGATTCCTGATTGAAAAGCTAGCGCCTGCCCTCGGTGGTTTGTTTGGTGGCTTGTCGCTTGCTATGTTTTGGACTCCTGAAAAGTTGCAGGAAAAAGGTAAGGTTGCGTCTGTATTCATTGCAGGTGGTATCAGCGCAATGGCTGGTTTTGCGTTTACGGGAATTGTTGCTGAAAAATTAGGCATTAGTTCTGAGAAATTAGATGTGTTAATTGGACTAGCGTGGGTGCTTGGAATGTGCAGCGTAGCGGTCATCAATTGGGTGTCTAACTACATGGTCAAGCGCGAACACATGGATATTAGCGAAGTGGCAGACGAAATTAAACATAAAAGAGCAAAGAAATGAATTTGATTCATTGGCTCATGTCTATTCTAGTAATTGAACTAATTGCAGTCTTTGTAGTAGCTTTCTTAGCGTTTTCGGGATTTTTTACAGATATGCGGATGCTATCTAAAATTGGCATATTTGTAATGACAATGGGGTTGATGGTGCAGATTATGCGCTCGCTACACTATTTTGAGTTTGGCGCATACCCTACAGATACTTTGTTCCCGTTATGGATAACTAAAGACATTGGCGCATCTCTCATCATATTTGACTTGGCGTTGCTACATTTTAGGAAGGATAGATAATGTTTGGGATAGATGACATTTTAAGCGTAGGAATGAAACTTGTAGATAAGTTTGTGCCTGATCCGCAAGCCAAACAAGAAGCGCAACTAAAATTATTAGAGATGCAAAAGAATGGCGAACTAGCGCAGTTGCAAGCCGACATGAACGAACAACAAGAGTTGACCAAGCGCGTACAAGCCGATATGATGTCAGACTCTTGGATGTCTAAGAACATTCGCCCTATGACTCTTGTATTCATTCTAGTAACCTATACCACGTTTGGAATGATGTCCGCATGGGATATTGAAGTAAACAACAACTATGTCGAGCTGCTAGGTCAATGGGGTATGCTCATAATGAGCTTTTACTTTGGTGGTCGTACTCTTGAGAAAATCATGGATATGAAGAAAAATGCTAAATAATTGGGATAAGTCTTTTGATATGGTCATCGCCCATGAGGGTGGTTTTACAAATGATGAGCGTGATCCTGGCAATAAGTTACCAGATGGGCGTAAAGGATGCACCATGTGGGGGTGTACTCAAGCCAATTGGGAAAAGTACATCGGGCATACTGTTACACAAGATGATATGAAAGCGTTAAAGAAAGAAGATGTTAAACCGTTATACAAAAGAGATTATTGGGATGCCGTTCGAGGTGATGATTTACCTGCTGGCGTGGATTACGCCGTGTTTGATTTTGCTATTAATGCTGGGCCAGCCGCTGCTCGTAAGATGATACAGAAAGCCCTTGGCGTAACTGCTGACGGCTCTATTGGCCCTGCAACTATGAAAGCAATCCAAGATGCAGAGGGCAAAGACTTGCTAGACAAGTTTAGCAACAGCAAAGAAGCGTTCTATAAGTCGTTGCCGACATTCCAGACATACGGCAAAGGATGGCTCAAGCGGGTTGCTGACGTGCAAACATCTGCGTCAACTATGTTAGCGTGACTGTTGCCTAGCCATCTGACGTGCCTCAAAACACATCTGTGCGTAGCGCTGCGGTATGTCAGGGTGCCAACCACCCATAATGACATCGCAATTAACCCGTGGGCGTTCTTCTCTGCGGGTTAGTTCTGTAAAAGCAATCAGGTAAGTGCAGACAATAATGCCAAACAAACATACCAAAATAGTTATTCCATCCGTTTTCATATCACGTCTCCTAGTGAGTATTTCTTTAACAAGTGGTACTTAAACTTCCGCAACG